ACCTCCTGTAAAAGAGGAGGAGGCAAAAGTCCAAGAACCAGAAACAACTGAAGCAGAGCCTCAAAAGGAGAAAGTTGCTGAAGTGAAGGAAGAAAATACAGTTGATCAAAACGAAGAGGTGGTTGTAGAAGAGCAACAGCCTGAATCAACTGAAACTGAGCCAAAGGAAGAAAAACCACAAGAGCTCACAAAAGAAGACATTATAAATGATTATCTAACAGATAGATATCAGATTAATGCAAAAGAATTAGAAGACGTTCTTTCAAATAATGAAGAAGTACTAGACCTTCCAGAAGAAGTTGAAAAGTACTTGCAATACAAAGAACAAACCAATCGTGGTTTGAGAGACTTTGTTAAAGCTAACGAAGATGTAAGTGAATACGAGGATCAGTCTTTGTTACGTGAGTACTACATGCAAACTAATCCAGAGCTGGATGATAACGACATTAGCTATCTAATCAATGAAAAATACGAAGTTGATGAAAATGTCGATACAGAAAGCGACAGGAAAAGGAAGAGTTTAGAGAAAAAGCAAGAGCTGCATAGAGCAAAAGAGTATTTTAATAATATGCAGGAAAGATATAGAGCACCACTTGAGTCAAGTATGGATGCTTTTCCTGATGATGTTAAGAAGGCTGTTGAGTTCTACCAGCAATATAATGATGAGGCTGCAAACCAAGAAAAACTGTCTAATGAGCAAAGAAAGATATTTGAGCAGAAGACATCAAGTTTTTTTAATGACAAATTCAAAGGTTTTGAATACAATCTCGGCGAAAAAACTGTGACCTACAAGCCAAAAAGCGTTACTGAAGTTGCTGAAAAACAATCAGATTTAAACAACTTTATACAACGTTTTGTGGATGAAAAAGGTTTCTTGAAGGACGCAAATAAATATCATCAATCTTTACACATGGCTATGAACCCAGAGGCTTACGCTAAGTTTTTTTATGAGCAAGGTAAAGCCGATGCGGTTAATGAAGTGGTCAAGGATGGAAAGAATATTGATATGAATGTGCGCACAAACGTTGATTCATCGAAACCCGGAACTAAATTTAAGGTTGTAGATAGCAGCCAAGGGTTTGGATCTGGACTTAAGATTAAAAAAAGATAAATAAAAACCTTTAAAGACATTTAAAAAATGGCACAATCTATTAATTTTGACGGGGGAGGAACCGGTACAGTTGCGATTAGCGGTTCTACATCCCTAACTCCTGCTCCAGGAAAGTCGTTAGCTAACACTAACTACCTTTCTAATAGCAGTTATACATTTGCTCAGCAATACTTACCAGACTTGTATGAGAAAGAATTTGAGCGTTACGGAAATCGTTCTGTAGCATCTTTCTTACGTATGGTAGGTGCTGAAATTCCTTCTAGCTCTGACTTAATCAAGTGGAGTGAGCAAGGAAGATTGCACTTACAAGATACAGGTGCAATTCACTCTGACGGTGAAACTATCGACGGCTTAACTGCTCACAGTTTCCGTGTAAACCAAACTATTATCATTTCAACAGCTAATGCAGCTTCTCAGGCTAAAGCTCTTATCACAGGCGTTGCTACTGACAGCATCACTGTTAAGACATTTGCTACGTTAAGCTTAATAGACTCTGCAAGTTCTGGTGATGGTGCTGGGCCTTTCGATAACGACAACGCTGTGACAATCTTTGTTTACGGTTCTGAATTTAAGAAAGGTGCTGATGGTATGGATGGATCTCTTGAAGCAGACTTCGAGTCTAAAGAGAACAACCCAATCATTATCAAAGATAAGTATGAAGTTTCAGGATCTGAAATGGCTCATATCGGTTGGGTTGAAGTAACATCTGAAAATGGTGCATCTGGATACCTTTGGTACTTAAAGTCAGAAAGTGAAACAAGACTACGTTTCGAAGATTACTTAGAAACTTCAATGATTGAAGGCGAGCCTGCAATCAATGATGGTACTATCACTTCTGCAGCTCACACAGCTGGATATAAAGGTACAAAAGGTCTCTTCTATGAAGTAGAGAACAATGGTAACACTACTAGTGGAACTATTGACTCTAGAGAGGATCTAGAAGCTTTAGCTAAAGTCCTTGACAAAGAAGGTGCGATCCAAGAAAACGTGATTTTCGCTAACCGATCAACTTCTTTTGATATTGACAAAGTATTAGCTGCTCAAAACAACTCAGGAGCATCAACTGCTTCTTACGGTTTGTTTGACAATGATGAAGATATGGCATTAAATCTTGGATTTACAGGGTTCCGTATCGGGTATGACTTCTACAAGTCTGACTGGAAATACCTTAACGACGCTACTACTCGTGGCAACGTTGGAGGTGTTGATGGTATCGTTGTACCAGCAGGTACTACAACTGTTTATGATCAAGTACTAGGAGAAAACGCTAAGCGTCCATTCCTACACGTTCGCTACCGAGTATCTCCAACTGAAGACAGAAAGTATAAGTCTTGGGTTGTTGGTTCTGCAGGTGGTGCAGCGACTACTGATAAAGACAACATGGAGGTTCACTTCTTGTCAGAGCGTGCGCTTTGTACAATGGGTGTAAACAACTTCATTTTGATGCAGTAATATTACATAAGGAGGGAGCTTATTTAAGTTTCCCTCCTTTTTTTTAAATTAAATCAAATTATAATAAAATGGCAAAAACTATTACAGTATCTGGGTATAATGCACTTTTCCCAGATTTTGAACAAAAAACAAGGGTGTTCATTCTAACCGGAAACAAAGCACCCATCCGATCAATGATATCGGTAAAACACACAGGTAGAAAACCTCTCACTTATTTTGATGGCAAACTAAACAGAGCATTACGTTATGCTACGAATCAACTAAGTCCTTTTGTTGATGAGCAAGACGGTGTTGTTACTTTAGAGCCTATTGTTTTTGAGAACGGCAAGCTTATCGTTCCTGATTGGAATGTGAACTTGCAGAAGTTTTTATTAATACATCCTGACTTCAACAAGAAATTTATTGAGCTTGATAAGGAGAAGAATGCGAGTAAACAGGTAGAGAGTATTTACTCAGAACTTGATGCTCAAATCGCAGCTAAAGATATGGATATCGAAGACTTGGAAGCTATAGCCAGAGTGACTATGAAGTCCAATGTTAGCAATTTAACATCATCGGAGTTGCGTAGAGATATGATTATATGGGCTAAAAACAATCCAGGTGAATTTATGGCACTTGCTGATGACGAAAATCTAAAGTTGAGAAACGTAGCTGTTAGAGCAGTTGAACTAGGTATTCTTCATGTTAAAGGTGACAATAGAACTGTAACATGGGCTGATGATCAAAAAAATAAACTAATGGTGGCTCCGTTTGGAGAAAACCTATATCATTCATTAGCTTTGTTCTTTAAGACAGACGAAGGTCTAGATGTGCTTCAAAAGATTACGAATAAGCTATAAGCACAAACAAATCCGTGAAAGGGGGAGGTCGCAAATTGTGACCTCTTTTTTTTTGTACTTTTGTAGAAAATATATCCTATGATTAATAGCGTTAGAAACACTGTTTTGTTTTTGCTAAACAAGGACAATAGAGGGTATGTATCACCATTAGAATTTGACTATTTTGCTAAGCAAGCTCAGTTAGAGATATTCGAGCAATACTTTTCCGATTACTCTAGAGCTGTTGCTGCCCAAAACTCAAGAAAAAAAGCACTGAACTATGGTGATAGCGTTTCTCATATTCAGAATAAAATAGATATATTCACAAAGAACGACTCGCTAACCTACGATACAGATCATTTTAACACACCAGATGACCTGTATAAACTTATTAACGTGGTATATGGTGGTAAAATAGTGCAAGAGGTCGCAAGTCATAAGTACGACATGATTGTGAACAGCAATTTAACAAAGCCATCTGTAACATATCCTATATATAAAAGAATTGACAACAGTTTGTTTGTAAGTCCAGACAGTATAACAACTACAGTATCAGCTAATTATATCAGAAAACCACAAGATCCACATTGGGGTCACACTATGCTGGCTGGCGATCCTGTGTACAATGAAGATAGCTCTACCGATTTTGAAATTTCAGCTTCAGACGAAACAGAACTTGTGATTAAGATATGCAAGTTTGCAGGACTCAGTATTAGGGAGGCAGATGTTGTTCAGCTTGCTACAAACGAAGAGCAAAATAACTTTGTTAAAGAAAACTCATAAGACATGCCTACAATTGGAACACATATAGATCAAAGAGAATACTATCAAAACAGCGGCACAGAGCCAAGGTCTGACAATTGGGGAACATACCAATATATGTTGTTACAGGACATTATCAACAACTTTTTGTTGACGTATGTAGGTGACGACAAGGTTATTAATAAAGTAGATAGAAACGAGGTTATATTCCACGCCAAAAGAGGTTTACAAGAGCTACACTACGACGCTCTACGTGAAATAAGAGGTTTTGAGGTAGAAATTCCTGCAACACTAAAGGTTCACTTGCCACATGACTTTGTAAGCGCTGTGAAAGTGTCTTACGTGGGCGACAAGGGTCTTACTTATGAAATAAAACAAAACTTCAACACAGCCACTCCAAAGAGTTACTTGCAGGATAATACGCCATTCAAAAATATTTTGATGGACAACGACGACAATGCGCTTACTGGTACTCCTGTTATCGAGCAAAATTGGAAAGATGCGAAATCGAGTGAGGTTAGAGAAGCAGATAGCAACTTAGTAGGTAAAAGGTTTGGGATGGACACAGCCTCCGCATCTAGTAATGGAAGTTATGTGTTAGATAAAGATCAAGGATACATCTTGTTTAGCTCGGATTTAGCTGATAAAAACATTATTATAGAATATGTGTCTGACGGTATGTACGGCTTAGCAGACAGCGAGATCAAAGTACACAAGCTAGCTGAAACATTCATGTACGACTACATGGTATCCAATATACTGAAACAAAAGTTTGGTGTGCAGGAGTATATAGTGCGAAGAGCACAAAAGCAAGCTCTTGCTTCTTTGAGAAACGCGAAAATCAGATTAAGCTCTATCACCATTGGGGATCTCACTAAGATTCTTAGAGGTAGAGATAAGTGGATAAAGTAGTATGAAAATTAAAAATCTATTTTCCACCGGGAAAATGAACAAAGACGTCGATGAACGTCTTATTCCTAGTGGCGAGTTTATTGACGGCTATAATATCAGAGTCTTAAATACTACAGGTTCTGATGCTGGTGCTATAGAAAATGAAAAGGGAAACCTTAAGGTCACGTCTTTAGGACTAGGAAATAACCCTGAATGTATAGGATCGGTATCTGACGAAGGGGACGAAAGAATCTATTGGTTTGTTGTAAATGACCTTGGATATTCCTACGTCTTTGAGCATGATGTAAAAAAAGCTATAACCTCAACTGTTCTTGCTGACGAAAGAGACACAGATGAGCAGATACTAAAGTTTAACAAAGATTATAAGATTACAGGTGTTAATGTAGTTTATAATGCTGCGAAGAAGTCAAAACTGCTTCTTTTTACTGATGGACTTAATCAGCCTAGAATGGTTGATGTCGAAAGAGCAAAAGCATTTGGTAAAAACAATTTTTACGAGGACGATATATCTCTTTACAAAAAGCCTCCGAGAAAATCACCTGTTGTTGTGCCCTTTAATACAGCAAATTCAACAGAGAATGCTGTGCGTGAAAACTTCTTTTCTTTTGGTTATAGATACAGATACTTAGACGGTGGCTACTCTGCACCATCTTCTTTTACATACTTTAAGTTTTTTCCTGGGGAATCAGACGTAGATTTTGCCTCTATGGTTAACCAAGGCATGCAGAATATTTTTAATGGCTACAAAATTACATACGATTCAGGAGACAAAAGAGTTACAGATGTTCAATTGCTTTTTAAGTTTCCAACAGAACCAAACCTTTATGTGATTGAAAACATTAATAAAACAGAAAAGTCTATTTTAGACGACAGGGAGTACACATACGAGTTTACAAATAAAAAAATATACAAAACCCTACCTGCCGACGAAGTAAATAGAATATATGACGATATCCCTTTGACCGCACTGTCACAAGAGTTTATTGGTGATAGATTGATATTCGGTAATACAACATCACAATATGATTTGACAAATGATGAGGAAAGTAAAGAGAAGATCAATATAAACTTTTCGGCTGAAGTTGTTACGACAGAGTTAACAGGTCGGCCTTTTGTAAGTGAGATAAGTGAAGATCTTATAACTTGTGAGTTTGACGGATCCGGATTAGAATTAAAACAAGGAAGGTCGATTACTTTTGGTATAAATCTTTTTTCTGAAACAGAAGGAGTAGAGCCAGAAACATATGGTGGTGGAACAGTTGAGATAGTAGTTGGTGTTGTTTTTTCTGAGAACTATCAAAATATTAAAAATTTTACTGAATCTGCTGATTTCACAGAACTTCTGAATGCATTAAATGGGTATTTCGAGAATAATGTAGAAACTGTTTTTAAGCCAGGTCTGCCAAAAATAAGAGAGGAGTATGGTGAGTTCTCATTAGAATCATCAGCGACAACAACAAATACATTTACTTTGAGGGCGCCTGTGCTTACTGCTGTTTATGATGGCAACCCAGATCCTGAGGTCGTAACAGAGGAAACAGAGGATGAGCAGTTCAAATTTACTTTAGCAGCCGCAACCCTGAAAGAAAGTTCCTCGTCTTTGTCTCTTAAGTCAAACAGAAGCTACGAGGTTGGAATGTGTTATTTGGATAGTTATGGGCGTTACTCAAGTGTTTTGCTGCCTAGCAAAAACTTTGGAGAAAAGGGAACTGAAGTTTTTTGCCCTCCCTCTGGTTCAACAAAGCTAAATAGTTTGCAATTAACTGTCAGACATCAACCGCCTTATTGGGCTGACCGCTACAAGTTTTTTGTAAAACAAAACAAGGGCGCTCACTTTAATATATATGGAACACTATTCTACGAAGATGGTGTTTACAGGTGGGTTCTTTTGGAAGGAGCAAATATAGGCAAGGTTGAGAAAGGGATGACTCTTTTTGTAAAAAGAGATGGTGATGGTATAATGGACAGAGAAGTGAAGTGTAAGGTGCTTGATGTCGCTACCAAAGGTGCACAAGATTTTATTCCGCCTAACTTAGATGGAGATCAAGAAGGTTGGATAGCTGGAAATGTAGATGCTACAGAAGGGAATATTATTGAAAGGTCTGGGCTGTACATGAAAATAAGACCGCTTGGTTTTGTTATGGATTTTGTAGAAGACAACTATATAAATTATTACAACAGGGATCACAAGCCAATTTGGCCATCCAAAGGAGGTGGGGAAAGACAAATGACTATTAACCTTCCTGGTAATGAAAACAAGAAAACAGAATACGGTATATTACAAAAGCAAATACCTGGAGATTTGGGTAGTTGGGCTGAAGATGGTTATTACGACATTGACCTGCTGCCTGACACAAGTATTGCGTTTGAAATTGACTACCACGAAGGTAATTTACTTAGTGGCGGAAAAGCATTCAAATTTGTTAAAAAATATACTGTCCAGAAATCATACCAAAACAACACCGAAACAAGCAGAAATGCTCTGGAGCAGTGGTTCGAGGCTGAAACAAATTTTGCTCGTACCGTGGTTGATGATTTTGGATCTGGTAATGTAAATGCCGTTCAATACATTGTGCCCAGGAATGAAGGTGAAAAGGAAAAACATTTTACACTTACATTCTATCAGAAAACATCTACAGATGACAGGTGGTATTTACACGTAAAGCCAAATGAAAGAAAGTCTGCTGGTCAGACAGGGGATTTGTCTATGAAGATTAATATAATATTGTCAAACGACTTGGTGATATTTGAGACTGACCCTGACGAAATCGATAACGACATCTTTTACGAAACAGAAGAAACATTTGAAATAAGCAATGGGCTTCATTTAGGTAATGTTTTAAATCAATCATACCCATACACTCCTGCCATATGCAAGCTAGGTTTTGGTAACTGTTTTAGTTTTGGTGATGGTATAGAAGGGGTTAGAATTTTGGACGACAGATTTAAAAAAGCTCTTGACATACAAACCAGACCTAATATTGCGCTAATTGAAGGCTA